GTTTGGAGTGTAGAAGGGAGTGTGGTAGGGCTTATAATCGGATGATATTTGATGTGGGGGAAAGGGAAGCGAGGGATTACGGGCGGGAGTTACTGAAGAGGAAGACGGAGGAATTGGGTAAGATTGAGGATAGGATTTTATTAATCGCCAAATCGGGCGCCGACTACACAGGAGAATTGATTGATTTAATGGCCAAGACGGATGATTTTTTAAGGATAAGAATTAATAATGAAAATAAAGCAACCTAACCAACCATGACCAATAACCTATACGACACACTTGGTGTAAACGAGAATGCAACGCGGGAAGAAATTAAACAAGCCTACAGGGATAAAGCAAAAGAAAATCACCCCGACAAAGAGGGTGGCGATAAAGATAGGATGCAAGCATTAAGCCATGCTTATTCTGTTTTGGGTAATGAGGGTAAAAGAAAAAGATACGACGAAACAGGAGAGGAAAAAGAAGTGGGTTTTGATGTTAAGTTTAATAGCTTAGTTCAGGATGTATTTATGAAAATGATTGATAGGGAAGAGGATGTGGACGGCACGGATTTTATCGGCTGTTTTTTGGAGGTAATAGAGGGCATTATCGGCGAGAATAGAAAGCAAGTTCATTTACTTAAAAGGAAAGTGGTTAAATTGGAGAGGGTAATTAATCGGTTGGGCGTGAAGCAAGGAAGCGACATGATTGGTGGGATTGTGAAGAATAATTTGCATAATGCGAAAATTGAGATTAAATTAGTGGAGGAAAATATTGAGTTTTTCTTAAAGGCCCAAGAGGTAGTTGGGCATCATGAGTATAGAGTTGAAGTGCCCGGCGAAGAAGAGGGCACACAAAATGGTTTTAAATGGATAAGCAGAGCGTAACGAATAAATCAATCTCAATGTACGACGAATCAGATATGCTCGCCGAAGAAGGTGTAGCAACCGTAGAGGAGGCTTTAAAAATAATTAAATTATCAATAGCAAATAAAAAAAACAAATATGAACATAAAGAACATCACCCTCGCAGACGGGGGACTAAAGGGCTTGCAAATAACCTACAACGAACCCGACAAACAGGGCAGTAAATTATTAGTATCTGACATTAAGAAAAAAAGAAGACACCCAATTCATTTGGGATTGGAGATTCCTTTTAAGGACTTGCGTTATCATTTGCTTTACGCTTATTCGCTAATCCGTGATGGAATGACTAAGCACGATATTGATGTGCTTGTGGAGCAATGTGAGATTACGGGCGTTGATTTAGATCCCGAGTATTTTGTGATTAAGGGCACGTTGGGAAGTTTCGGCGATAAATCGGTTTCTTTGGCTACACCGAAGGTGCAAGAAGAAGATATTTATGAGCATTTTGATGCGGTAATAAGTATTTTAAAAACAATTATCGAAGAAACGAAACTTTATTTGGCCGGCGACGTAAAAGTGGATGATAACGAGATTGTATTCCGCTGGATTGGGGCAGGAAAAGAAAAGGAATTTGATTTAGATTCTTTCAATTCTTTGCCCGACGAAGAAAAGAAAGTCTTGTGTCAAGAAATCCTTGAGAAGAACTTTGGAGCCACAGTATTGATGGAAGAAGACATTAGCTTTGGAGAGGCGGCAGAGGAAAGCGATTCGATTGAATTAAGTATGGAAGCAGAAACAATTATATTACCGGCAAAATAAATGTACGAACAAAAAGTAAAACTAAACCAAGACCACCGCTATTTTGATAGCGCCAATAACGAATATATTGGCTTTTCTAAGCTTTTCGATAATTTTATGACCAAACCCTTCGATGCTGAAATGGCAGCGCTAGGAACGGCTAAAAGCGAGGGAATAAGCAAGGCTGATGTAATCGCAAGATGGGAGGGGCAAAGAAATGAGGGGACCCGTATAGACGAGGCGATTGATTATTATTCCAAGACGGGTTTTTTCAAGCCCGAGGATGCTGACATCGCCGATGGGGTGAAGGAGATTTTGAGGGCATATGACGATTATCATAAATCTTACGGGCAACAAGTTCTTTATTCTGAGCAGTATAGAGTGGCCGGCACTTGTGACCGACTGAGTTTAATCAGCAATCGCAAAGATGCGGCCTTTGTCATGTCTGATTTCAAATGCTTTGAAAAAGAAATAAGCCATGTGCCAAGCGGAACAAGATTCTTAAATTCCCCCTTCGACCATTTTGCGAATACAAAGTACACGAAAATAGCTTTTCAGTTGAGCTTTTATAGCTATTTATTTGAAAGCCTAACGGGAAGAAAATGTATTCGCCAATTCATCCATTGGATTGACCCAAGGACGGTTAAGGAGGGGAATGGTCCGGTGAATCATAAATTAATCGCCGTGCCGTACCTGAAAAATGACGTTATCATTTTTTTAGAAACATACAAAGAAAAAATATTAACTTTAACAAATACGTCAGAACTATCGGCGTGGTAAAATACTAACAATCAATGAGTTATCTTTTTTTTATAGATGAAAAACAAAATCTCCTTTTGAGGCCCGAGTGTTACAAGTTATGCCCCGAGTTATCAGCATTGGACGAAAAAGACGTGTTATTTATTTCATTGGCATACGATTATCATTCCGTATATCGCCAATTCCCTGAGCACGAGAGAGTTCGTAAAGCAATGTTTCACGCTTACGATAAATATGATACGGAGTTCTTAAACAAGACAAGCATCAAGCTTGGCATCGAGGCGTACAAATCTTTGCAATACGACCGAAAGATTGAGTTTGCGGATCGGTTACAAAAGAAGATTGATTCCTTGCTTGATTTGATTGAATACGAGGAAAACGCTAAATCCATCGCCGACAAACTTAAAACAATCGAGGACTTGCGCCGGACAATTAAAGGCTTGGAAAACGAAATTACTGAGTCCATGATTAACAAAGGACAAGTTAAAGGTGACCAAGATTTAAGCTGGCTTGAAGAATTACAATCAAACCGAAAATATTATTTATCTCTAAAGAAAGAAAATGTTTGATTCCTTCATAGAAAAACCACCATACATAAAGTCAAAAGGCTTTATGAACAAACTTGCTAAGGTTGCCATCCAAGGCATCCCAAAAGAAGCGGATAGCCGATTGAGTAAAAAAGTATTGGGCACACACGCGCATGAGCAGTTTTGGTTGGAGGAGATGGATAAAATTCTTAACGGCTTAACTATTGATGGAAGGTATATTCCGGGCAGATTTTACTACTACATGAATTACAAATACATGTCCACTATTCGAGGGGTAATTACTCCCGACATGGTGGATTTACACTTTGAGTTAGCCTTGCATATTGAGCATTGTAAGAAAAACGGAGTAAATTTTTTAGGACCAAAAGCAAGACGCAAAGGCGTTTCTGAGGCGTTTCACACAATGGTAATTGATTATGGATGGAGATTTTCTGATGCTTATAAAGGAGGCGTAGCTGCAGGGAAACAAGTGTATGTAGATGATTTTTTAGCTAAATGGAGATTTGCCGACGCTTCTTTGCCCCCTGAATTAAGTATTAAAAAGCTTACCGATAACGACAAAGAAATTATTGCTGGGTTTTCAATTAAAAACGAATACGGTGCCTTTGTAGATAAAGGCTCATTAAATACTATTTATGCCCGCACCATGCACACAAACCCAAATATGTTTAAAGGGCTTTATTTAATGGACATTGTATCTGAAGAGATAGGTGAGCATGAGAAATGGTTTGAGTTCTTTTCGGCATCAAAAGATTGTTTAATGAGTGGTAATAAGCAGGTTGGTTGTTTTTTTGGTTTTGGAACTGCCGGTAATGTTAACAAAGGAAGCAAGGATTTTAAGCGTATTTCAGAGGAAGCGGCCGCCCACAATTTCATCGAGTTCATGATTACCGCTAAAAGATTTTACTATTACGGAGGGGCTACCGAAAAGAACAGGCAGTTGCCATTGGAATCCGAATTATACAAAGACTACAAGGCTTATCAATTAATCGGCGTTGAAGATAGCGCTTTAGCTGAAAAAGACATTCTTGTCCGCCGAGAAAAATTACTTCGTGAAGGAAACATCAAAGAATACAACGAGGACTTACAGAACAATCCCTTGGATAAAAAGGACATGTTCCGCAAGACAATCACCAACAATTTTAACATTGACAAATTAAATGCCCAGCAACACGCCATTGATTCCCTTACCCACAAGAAATACTCAAGGTATATTTTAGAATGGGAAAGAACAGAGGAAGGCATGATTAAATTGCCATGGAAGGTAAAAGCCCGACCTGCCACACCAACGGAATCAAATGATTTTGTAGTTTACATTTTGGACAGCGAACACCCAAGAAAGAAGTTCAAGAACTTATATATAGCTGGCATTGATAGTTACAATATTGACACCTCTCGTACATCTAAATCATTAGGGGCTATGTGTGTAATGATTCGCCAAAACACCATGGCCGATGCGCTCAAAAAGGCACCCGTAGCAGTAATTAGAACCCGCCCACCAAGAAAGGAACAGTATTATGAAATGTGCTTGAAATTAGCTGTTTATTATGACTTGATTGGTAATGTATTGGGAGATATACGAAGTGATGGTATTTTGGAGTTCTTTATGACGTGGGGCGCTGAGAAATATTTGGCATTAAGACCCATTTCTTTAGAGTCAGCCGACGCACAGCAATCATCAAAATATTGGTTTTCTATTAATAAGCACAGTAAGCCATTAATGGTTGGCGTAATGCAAGCCCATATCGAGGACTACTCAAAAGACATTTGGTTTAATAGCTCGGTTTCCGATGGTCCGAATTTAATTGATGAATTGCAGAATTACGATGAGGTGGAGATTGGGTCCGATAATGACCTCGCCGACGCTTATGGTATTGCTTTAATTCAAGACATTAGCTGCGACCAAAAGCCAAAAGATACATCTAAGGTTGACGAGGACGACACATTTGATTTACCCGAATATTACCAAGCCCAAGATGGGGAAATCCACATCAAGGACAAGGGTGCCGAAGAAGATTTTGGTCAGCATATGGAGGGTAGTTTTAAGTTTTAAAACAACTCGTTAATAATTTTGCATTTTCTTGTTAAAAAATTAAGTTATATTTACGCAACTTAATTACCATAAAATGCTTTCAACCATTCCACAACAAAATTCAAATTTTGGCTTGTTTAGGGCGGGAGTTATCTATGTTTTAAAATGCCCCGATACAGGGTTGGTTAGATATGTCGGAAAAACATTTGATATAAAAAGTAGATTAAAAGAGCATTTCAACCCATCTTTAAAAGAAAGAAGCAGAAGGTCGTCATGGTTAAAAAGCGTTTTGTATAGCGGTAAAAAACCTATATTTGAAATTATTGACGACTGTGATGAGTTTAATTGGAGCGAAAAAGAAAGGGCTTACATAAAACTTTATAAATCTTTTGGCGCAAACCTAACAAATACAACTGCCGGTGGAGAACAAGGGTCCCTTAATTACAACCACGAAGAATCCACGCGAAAAAGAATTAGTGATAAAATGAAGGTTTATAAAAAGACCGAAGAGCATAATAAAAATGTTTCTAATTCACTAAAAGATAAATGGAGAAACGATGCAAATTATATTGAAAAATCAAAAAAAAATTGTATTGATAAATTATCAAAAATAACAAAAGAACAAAGGTTATTAAGTGACGGACGCAGGTCAATAACGATTAATCGAAGCAAAGAAGACAGCGTTGCGTTAGCTAAAAAAATTAAGGCGGAAATTGACAAAAAAGAAAGAAATAGAACAGAGATAGCAAAAGATTTTGATATGAGTTACGGAATGTTAAAAGATTTATTAAGAAAACACCTATAATATGCCTTCAGTTACATGGCCCAGAAACGATATTCCATTGTCCGAGAAAACTCCGGCCTGGATGGCGAAACATTTGGATTACGCCGAGCAATTAGTAAGATACTACAACAACTCTCGCCTTAGAATGACAAGGCTTTATCAATCTTACAATGGTGTAAAAACACCCGGAAGTTTAGTTTGGATTGAGCGCCGATATGGAAAACAAAATGCTGCAAAATACATTGCCTACCGCGTAGGTAGAACAAAAATAAATTTATTACAAGGTGAGTTTTTAAAACGCCCCCTCTCAGCAACAGTAGAAACAATTAATTCAGAAGCCATTTCTTCAAAGATGGAGCAGATGGACACAATGATTGGTGCTATGCTTGCAAAAAAAGAATTAACCGATTTAAAAGAAAAAGCAGGCGTTGATGTGATGGAGGGTGCGGATATTCCCGATAGCGAGGACGATCCGCGTTGGAAGAAAATGAATCCAAAAGACAAGGAAGAGGACATCATGCAAATTATCTTGGACAATCAATTGATTGAACTTGATTTAAAAAAGAAACTATCGGACTGCTTTTTGGATTTATTAATAACAAGCATGTGTTATTGCAAGATTGAAATGGACCAAGACGGCAACTTGCAGTTTTATCGTATTGACCCCCGCGATGCAATTTATGAAGAAATACAGGGCGATGATTATTTGGAGAAAAGCCCAATAAGAGGTTGCCGACAAACATTATCTGTTCAAGAAATATTAACCCGTTATTCGCTTACTAAAACTCAGCGAGATTTATTGGATAACGCTCGGATGAATCCATCTTCTTATTTGGGAGTAAACGGAATTAGCCGTGGGTATATGCGTGAGATGAATGGCCAAATGGTTTGTGATGTTGTTCACATTGAATGGGATTCAGTCTCGCCGTTGTATTACAAGATTGTAAAAAAGACACCCTCTCAATATCAAATGGACCCAACCACCGATACATTAACATTGGAGATGGATGCCACTTATTACGAGAAGAATATCGAGATGCACAATAAGAATGTGGAAAAAGGCGAGTATCAAATCGAAACACGTTACAAAATTACCAAGTACGAGGCAACGCGAATCGGTGGCGTAATTGATATTAACATGAGAGAGAAGCCTTATCAAATTCACTCGATGGACCGCCCCTCAAATGTACTTAATTCAACCTACCATGGATTTATCTGCGGAACAGTTGACGGGGCAAGAATTTCTATTCAGCAAATGATAGAGAACTTTGATAACATGTACGACATTAACATGTATCAAATCAATAAGGATTTAGCAAGAGCGAAGGGCAAGGCTTTGTTTTATGATTTAGCAGGGTTGCCCGAAGGCAAAAAAATGAAGGACGTTATGTATAACGTATTAAATGACGGTATTGTTCCTTTCAACTCAGCCGCCGCCGGTAATTTCTCGGGAAGAAACCTAGACTTAACTAATGCAATTAAAGAAATTGATTTAGGATTAAGCGCTTCTTTGGAATACTCACTTACACTACAACAAAACATTCTTAATCAGCTAAACCAAATTACCGGTATTAACGAAAACCGCGAAGGACAAATTGCAGCATCTTCGACGGCGACAAACGCAAACTCAGCAATAAGCGCCTCAAGAACAATCACCGAACCAATCTTTAACGGCATGGACGGATTTGTAAAGAGAGTATTAATGAGTGTTGTTAATTTATCCGCTATCTCATGGGCTTTTGTAAAAATCGACAAGGGAGAGCAAATACTTGGCACCGAAAGATTCAAATACTTACAAGCCACAAGAGAACTTGGATTTAAAGATTACGGCGTACACATCGAAGATGGCGGCAGATACATGGACCTTAGAAGAGACATGAAAGAATTAATGCAACTATCGCTTAACACCAAAGAATTACGTCCTATGGATGCGGCTAAAGTATTGCAAAGCGAAACGACAGCACAAATGATTGCCGCTTTGGAAACATCATGGGAACAATTGCAGATTGCCGCACAGAAATCGGATCAAGCGAACAATCAAGTTAAACAGCAAATTGCCGCCGCTCAAATGCAACAACAAATTAATTTAGCTAATGCAGATAGGGAGGACCGTCAAGAAGCGGCAATAAACGAAATCAATGTAGGTGCCGATGCTCAGATTAGAATTAACAATAATAAAATGCAAGGAAAAATGTTTGAGAACCAACAAAAAACAGAAAGTGAAATTTTCACTAAGGGATAAATGTTAATATTTCAAATTTGCAGTTTTATTAAAAACAATTATATTTACACAAACTAAAATTTATTAACATGGCTGAGATAGCATCATCGCGAGAGGCGATAGAAACAAATTGGGATGCCGTTACTAACGCATTTGAAGGGAAACCGTTGGCTCAGGAAGCCGCTCCCGCCCAAACAGAACCAAAAGCAGAAGCTAAACCCGAAGAGGAAGCCCCCGCCGATATAAAAATCGAAGAGGAAGCACCTAAAGTGGAAGAAAAACCAAAAGAAGAAGAAAAACAGGCAGCGGAAACCGAAAAACCTACAATTGAATTTTCGGTTGATGATATTGAAGGAGTTGAAAAAGAAGCCCCCGAAGGAAGTTGGCTTGCTGTTGCAAAAGAAGTTGGCATTAAAATTGAAAACGACTCTTTTGAGGATTTTCAAAAAGCTTTAATTGAGCCTTATGTAAAGCAACTCGAGGAAACTAAAACAATGACGGTAGAAAGTTTATTTACAGGCTTAAAGCCAGAAACGGTTGCTGCCTTTAAATTAATGGAGATGGGTGTTTCACAAGAACAATTATTCGAGCCAACTAAGCAAATTGACAATTACTTAGCTATGGACGAAGCAACCCTTGTCCGCGCCGACAAAGAAGTAGCAGGATGGAAGCCTGAAATGATTGATGCCGAGTTAGAATTATTAACTAGCAAAAATCTTTTAGGACACGAAGCCGAAAAAATACGCATGGCTTTAAACGCTAACAGAGAAGCAATTTTACAAGAAAGACAATCACATATCGAGCAATACGAATCGAAAAAAGAGCAAGCTATTTTAGCTCAAAAGGAAGAGGCAAAAGTACATTTTAAAAAGGCGATGGACACGGTTTCATCGTTTATGGACGTGCCTGTTCCTGCCGAAGTAAAAGAAGCGGTTACGCGTAAATTCAATAGTGGAGTTTACGACGACATTTTAGCCACGCCCGAGAGTAAAGCGGAGTATATTCTGTACAAAGAGTTAGGTCAGAAAATCGCCAAAACCTTAAAAAGCACGGCTTTTGCACAAGGCAAGGAAACGATACGGAAAAACCTCTTAGCAGTACCCCCTGCATCAAACAACAATGCAGGACAAGCACAAGTCACTAACCAAGACACACAAGACCCGTGGGCAGCTATTGATAAAATGGCACAAGCTTTGGGTCATTAAAAAGTAAAGAATAAGCATAAAGTGGGGATTTAATTTATTAATCTCAAAAACAAAAAAACTTTATGGCAACAACATCACATCCGGGTCGTATTACGATAAATACCGGTACTTTTAGTGAGGACACCTGCGTAGCAGAATTTGACCTTATTAAGAATCAAGCAAAAAAACCGGCGATCCGTCAAATGATGGAATACGCTAACCGTCGTTCATTAACCACCCTTTTGGTTTCAGGCGTTGTAACTCCTTACGGCATCAACAACACTGAAAAAACCAAATTAGGCGAGGTTACAGCGAAAGGCAAATCAATCGGTAACAACGGGTATCAATTCCCCGTAATGGGCCGTATTGAAAAAGCATCAGTTATTTTAAATCAAGTTGGTTCAACTGCCGCCGATGGTCGTTTTACTTTATTGATGAAAGACCGTCATTTATATGATGGCATGAACGTTAAATTCAACAGCGGCTTCGTTGCTCGCGTTGAAGGTAACCCAGTAGGTTCTCCTGCCGCAGGTTACTTAGTAAACTTTTGGCCTCCAAGTGGTGACACTTTCGTTTATTCAACCGTAGTTGGTGGACAAGCGGGAACCAAAACATGTTTCGGTATGTACACTTCATACAGCGAAAACTCTAAGAAAGGTGATAGCCGTTCTAAATTTGCTGATATGTTTATCAACCACACCACCATTCAACGTAAAACTTGTTCTATTACCGGCACTGCCGCATCACAAGTATTGTGGTACACATTCACCGATAACGAAGGTGGACAATCAAAAGGTTGGATGTATCAAGAATTAGCCCAAGGCCAAGCTACCTTCTTAATGGAAGATGAGCGTCAAAAATGGTTTGGTGTTTCCGATATGAAGAACTCAGACGGAAGCTTGAAAAACTCAGCCCCTATTGACCCAACTACAGG